GCATGCAATCTCATCTGTAGATTTCACACCACATAAGTTCATGGTAACAACTCACCTAGCCAAGGACGAAGAAGAGGATACAATTCTTCCTCTAATCGACTTCCTACGTCGTGCTGCTACTCGCCGTCTATCACGTTCTATTGATAAGGCTATTCTACGTGGTACTGGCGCACTAACTGGCTTCACTGCACAGCCAGCTACTACTTCAACTTATGCATCCGTTGTTAAGGGTATTATTACCATGGCAAACCAGGTTGCAACTGACGGTCTATCAGTACGTACAGCTGACGCAACTACTAAGGCTTCTGCCGCAAATATTGCTTCAGCCCGTGCTAAGATGGGTAAGTATGGTCTACAGCTAGGTGATCACCTAGTATACCTAACTACAATCGAAGGTTACAACGAGCTTGTAACAACTTCCGATTTCCGTACTGTTGATAAGTTCGGACCAAATGCTACTTACCTAACAGGTTCAGTAGGCGCTGTTTATGGTATCCCAGTGGTAATCACTGAGTTCCTAGATAACGTTGGTTCTAACTCAAATAGCATCGGTGCTCTAGTCTATAAGCCTGGCTTCATGATTGCTGAGCGTCGTGGTATTGAGATCGAGAGTGAGTATGAGCCACGTCAGCAGGTAACTGCTATGTATCTATCAACTCGCTTCGACTTCAAGGCTCTATCAACTGTCGGTAGTGGTGCAAACGTTTCTACAACTTACGCATACGCTTCAACAATTAGAACACTAGCCTAATAGGATAGATACTAATTAAATTAGATAGAAGAGGGAGGCGGGTTAACCTACCTCCCTCTTTTACTATAAAGAAAGGATAAAAAAAATATGTTAAAAGAAATTATACATCTAGATGATGAAGCGGAAGCTCGTAGAATCCTAATGAGATTAGGAAATGGCTTATCACAGGTAGATTCATTTATTCTTGAATGGAAAGCTGCTAAAGAAGAAGCTATGCCTGTAGTAAAGGTAGCTCCTGTAGTTACTCAAAAAGTAGTAACAAATACTAAAATAGAAAAAGTAGTTGTAGCACCAGCACAGATTAAGGTTGAGGATACTGAATAATAGGGGGTACTTTTATGTCTAGTTATGGTAGATACCCATATATTACAATAAATCAGGTAAAAAATTACTTAAATATAACAAGTTCGAATGAAGATGCAAGATTAGGTAATCTTATGTCATACGCTTGTGCAGCTGTAGAAAACTATATAGGTTTTGAAGTTTTAAGTAATAATTACTCAGAGACTTTTGATGGTGGTAGAGCCTCAGTATTTGTATCAAGGGTTCCCTTACAAACTGTATATGCAGTAAATGAGTATGATGGTTACGCTTACAGACGTTTAAGTAATCCACAAACTGATGGGTCTTCTGTAACTAGATTAGATTCTGGTAATTCAGTATTAACTAATTTTGGTAATCCTAAACTTAAGTCAAGATTTAAAAAATTTGGAGATGCTTCTGTACTATTTAATGGTAGTACTGACTATTTATCTACTGGGGATTCGGATAATTGGTATTTTGGAGATAGCCCTTTTACTATTGATTTACAGATTAGATCTAACTCTTACAGCTCTAATCAAACTTTCGTGTCACAAGTAGGAGACTCAAATAACTATTGGTCTCTTGGGTTTGATACTACTAATGGTTATACTTTTAGAGCATTATCTAGTGGAATAGAAGTAGCTAATGTAACCCATGCTAATACTACTGGTTATATAGCTAACTCTTTTCATCATGTTGAAATAGCAAGAAGCGGTTCAACTTTTAAAATATACAGAGATGGTGTAGAGCTTGGGTTACAGAATACTGCTAATGTTATGCCTGATATTAATGGTCGATTAGAGATAGCTAGGCAAAATACAGATCCTTCATATAATTATTTTAAAGGATTTATGGATGAACTAAGAATTTCTTTAGTAGCTAGACATACTGATGACTTTACTCCTCCATCATTCCAACACTCAACTGATGATAATACAGTTTTATTAGTTCATTTTGATGGTCCTAATGATACTCAACAATTCTCAGACGACAAAGCTACGATTGAGCAGTTTATGTTCTATCCTACAACGGGTGAAATAACAAGAAATGTTGGTGAGAATACTGGTGATTATAACTTATCTATAGTAGGTGCTTACACTTTTAAAAACTATCCTAGAGGTGTTAAAGTTGATTATAAAGCAGGTTATAATTCAGGTGAAATTCCCTATGATTTATCGCTAGCTACTTTAGATTATGTTAAAATGTTACATAAAGACCGTCAAGAATCTCAAGGTTTCACTTTCCAAGGAGAGAATGTTCAAGACAGAGTATTAGTTTCTAACTTTCCTCCACATATTAAAAGAATATTAGATCTATATAGGATTCCCGTATAATGATAATTGCTTTTAAAACAACAATAACTGATCCAGAGTTTACTAGAAAATATTCTGATTATATTGAGAGTACGAGTGCAGATAAAACTACATTAGTTAAAGCATTAGAAGATGCTCTAGCTAATGTATTTGGTTCTTCTCAAGCTAGGGGCGGTAGTGAGAAGTTAGTTCCAGATATTCCTGTTACTGATACTAGAATAATTGATGCTTTAAGTAGTGTTCTTGGCGGTGTACGAGTAACAGATACAGAAGCTAAGTTTAAAAGCTCACAAGGAGCCCTACTTAATGAGAACTATAGATATAGAGCTTCAACTATTGGAGAGTCTAAATTAACAGATTTATTAAAACAAGCAGCATTAAACACTTCTGATACTAAAGGTATTACAGAAATAACTAAGGACTTAAGTGAAAAGTTAAATGCAAATAAAGGAGCTTTATTATTTAAAGCATTAAAAAAAGATCCTGAGTTATTTAATGACTTTTATAATAAATCTAGCTTTTTACAGATTGGAAAAAAAATAGGTGACGGTCCTATTACTCTTACGAGTATATACATTCCTAAATCAAATTTTACAATTCCTCCTTTTAAAATTAACTATGCTTTTACAACAAGCACGATTAAGCTATCCTTAGATGATAACTATGAGAAAGACCTATTAGAAAAACTTAAAGAGTCTTCTGCTATAAGCTTACAAGAAGCTACGATGGAACAATTTATTGAAGGTTTAAAATCTTTAAAATTTAAAAAAACTACTTTAAAAGTAGGAAAAAAAGATCAACAATCTTTTACTATATCTATACCTACTGGTGGTAGTATACCAATGAGTAGTACTAAAGTAATAAAAACTAAAAAAGTTGTAAGAAAAGCAACAGAACCTCTTCCTCAAAAAATAATATCAGATGCTCAATTAACTGCCTTAGTACAAAAAGCTGCTGAAAATAGAATGCCTAAAGGTCCATTTAGAGGCCCTCCTCTTAGCCCTACGGTATTAACATACCGAACAGGCACTTTTGTTGATTCTATACAAGTAATGCAGGATTTAAGACAGAACTTAATAACATACTACTACGCTCCCAATTATAAAATACATGAAAGAAAAGGTGCAAGAGCGCCGAGGTTCTTACTACAATCTTCAATTAGAGAAACAGTGAAACTAATTTATTCTCAACAGTTTAGAATTATTAGGGGTTTCTAATCTGGGTAAGAATCCGTTTTAAGAATTTAGCATTTGCTTTGTAAAAATCAATTTGTTATACTATGAAAAGGTAGAAAAATAATGGCGTTAAGTCGTAGAAAAGAGGCTACTGAACTTCTTGTTCAAGAGTTAAAAAAAATAAACGGTAGTACCTCTACGTTTGACGTTAATTATACATACAGTATAGATGTGGCTAATAATGTATTTCGTCGTTTAAAATTTTTAGATGAAATTAATGATTTTCCTACTATATGTATAAATGCTGGTTCTGAAGCTAGAATTTATCATTCAACAGGACTAATAATTGGAGAACTAACTTTAAATTTAAGAGCTTATTTGAGATCAGAAAATCCTATAACAGCCGCAGAGAATCTCGCAGATGATATAGAACATATTATTTATCATTTAGGTAATAAATCAGATATGGGAATACTTAACATAATTATGCAAAGTGTTTCTACAGATGAAGGTTTAGTTGCTCCATTCGGAATTTTAGAAATAGATATATTAGTAACATATCAACTAAGTATATAAAGGAGTTTATTAATGGCACAGCTTAATCTACAAAGAAATACAAACGTATTTATGTCTTCTGTTGACCTATCTAATGGAGGAGCAGTAACGTCACTTAGACCAGCTAACACTTGGCAGGTTGAAATTCTTGCTGGATATGCAGTTTCTCAGGCTACTGCAACCCAAGATATTACCTCTCTAGAGAGCGGGTTAGCACCTGATCGTTCACAACAGAGATTCAATACAGCACTAAACCCAGTTGACTGGAATTTTCAAGCTTATCTAAAGCCTACTGGCTTAGAAAAGACTTCTGGTAATACCAAAGTTCACTCAAGTAGTAATTCAATGCCAGTTGCAGATTGGTTTATGTGGCAAGCTCTAATGAGTAATACTAGTTGGACTACAGGAACCGATCTAAGAAGTGCCTGGCAAGATGACGGTAAGTTTAGTTTAGCTACTAGAGTAGCTGCTCCTAACTCAGCTACTCATACAGCAAATTTCCCATCTAGCTCAGAATATCATTTATACTTCTTAATGGATAACGTTGTTTATCAGGTTTCTAACGCAACTGTTAATCAGGCAACTGTAGATGCAGCTATTGATGGTATTGCTACAACTACTTGGACCGGATTTGGTACTAATCTAGTTGAGCTTCGTGCTTCTGCTAGAGACAATGCTATATCAGTTTTTGGTGGAGTTCTAAATAGCGGTGCTCTAATACTTGCTAATGCTAATGTTGGTACTATGACTGCTCAGGCAGCCTATCATCCTTGGAATCAGTATTCTGCTACAGGTACCTCTTCTTCAGCTAACTTTATTAAAAATAGACTTTCAACTATTACAATACAACATTCACCAAGTGAAGTTGGAGGAGGAGTAACTTTCACCTTCCCAGTAACTAAGTTAAGTTTTGATTATAACAATAATATTACTTATCTAACTCCAGAAGAGCTTAATGTTCTAAACTCACCAATTGGTCAG